CTAAAGGAGTTGTATTCTTACTAGGCAAATTCTTTGCGAGACTGTCTTCTAATTTTTTCTTTTTATCAATCATATTATGATGTACTATATGCAGCCACAATGGCTGTTGCGCCAGATGTGTTGCCGGTCAATGTTTCGCCTATAGCCAAATATCCTGTTGGTACTGCCATTGTTAATGTGGCACCCGTTATTACGTTTAAATTATTATAATCAAGTACTATATTGCTTATTTCGCCGGTGGTACCTGATTGAGAAGCTGTAAAATCTTCTTGTTGAGTAAATGTTCCGTTAGGAGCAGCTACTGTTACTATGAAATTGTCTGGAACCTTTAAATAATCTGTTGATGTGGTTATCTTATATTGTCCGCTACTTGGAGTCGCGCTTGATCCAACTTGTGTATCTGAAGATTTAGCAGTTCTTGGTGTAACCTCAACGTTAAGTCCTTCATAGAAATTGGCAGTATTTTCTTTATCAAAGAAATCTACATTAACTTCTTTAATAACTCCAGTACTTCCAGTAGGACCGTAAAATTTCATCTTCATTACAAATTCTAATGTATATGTAAGCACTCTACGTGAAGCATAATCTCCTTCGTATTCATCTGCTATCGCAACACTTTGCAATACTATTGGAACATCTTGTTTATATCCAGCCCAATCTGAAGAATCGATTGGCTTAATCGTTACTGTGTATTCAGGTTGAAAGTATGGCATAATCTGTTCGATGATTTGTAATCCATCATCTTGGTTTTTAGCCATTATATTTAATTGCATACCAACATTATAAGAAGTGAACACATCTATTGTATTTCTCTTATTAGCTACAGAAGATGGAGCTTCTATTTTAGTAAGTTTTGCCATCTTTTGAGTAGTATCTACATCTAAAGAGGTTATTTCAAATGACATACGAGGCAACTTAATTGCCATTCTTGAATCTGAACCAGTCTTAGAATCAATACGACTTAAAAACTTTTGCTTAGGACCATATGCTAATGGTACTTTAATTTGATTTAGTACCCCGCCAGTTCCGTTTAGTCTGATAACATTAATATTATTAAACAGAGTACCAAAAATGGCTACTGATTTTCTTAATGTTGCGTGATAAAAGTGTTTTCCAAACATTAGTAACTATCCGAAGGATCTCCAAATGGGTTAATTTCAGTGAAATCCATAAATCCGTCTGCGCCTACTTCGAATGCAGATGCACCAACATCTCCTTCAGTAGGATCATAGAATGAACTATTATCACCTATATCATAAACTTTTGTAACAGTAACAGTTACTGCATTTTGTCCGCCGCTTCTTGCGGCTGAAGCTGTTAATGTTGAGGATGCAGTAAATTCTCTCATTTCTGCAACTCCATTAACACCAATATTAGAAATGCCTATTCTACCTGAAGTTGCTGTTATTTTCTTCAAGGTTTGCACTTCGCCGTATACACTAATTGCTGGAGAGCTTGACAATGCTTGTGTTATTATTTCTCCAACTTCTGGATGAAGATTAGCACTACACGTATATGTTAAAGTTGTTTGATATGCATATGTTTCTTGTACATCATCAATTGAATCAACACCAGTTTCAAAATCTTCGTCATTATATTCAAACAATTGACACTGCATTTTATATACAGGTAAATTACTTAATTGATAAAATGGTTGTTCGTGCTCTATAAATGTAATTTCAAAGAACTTGTTTGTCATTGGAAGGAATATTAAATCACCTTCTAACGGAGTTGTTTGATTACCAGTTTCATAGAAGCCTACAAACTTTTCCCATTGTCGCTTAGAAATAATAAATGTTGCATCATCCCGTATTTCTAAACCAAATTTCGAGTATAAATCTCCTGAACCTTCAAACCCTTCTGCATTTTCAATATATGCTTCAATCATATACGCATCATTAAAGCTTGATGCTCTATCTTCGCCTAATACGTTATTACGACTTATAATATTTCTAGGCAAGTAGTACACATCTTGGCCATAGATTCTTAACGCTTCTATAACTAAGTCTTCGTATACGTTCTGCTCTGACTTGACAGCCTGAGAGAAATAAACATTTCTCGCCATTATGTTATCCTATTAAGAAGTCTATTGGTAATTCCCAATTCAATCTAGCTTCTTCTTCTAATTTAATTAACTCTTCATTTGCATCTTCGAGTATTTGTCTTCCGCTAAAAGTAACTCCACCAGGCATTTGCATACCTTCAAATTTGGACAAGTTAATTCCCCATTGTTTCTTTATTAATGCAGTCGCATATCTTTTTAAGTAATAATCATTGTATATGTCAGTATATGTTGCCGGATCTAAAATCCTAAAACACTCTATTACTATATAAGTGCTATCTCGAACAGTTTCTTTTGACCAATCCATATCAATTCTTAATTGATTTTTATGTCTATTAAAATCAATGTGTTTCTCATCAGAATCCATTAAGATATCTGCCATTGCTAACCATTGTTTTGAGATTGCGTAATTAACTAAACTTCCCATATAACCTAAGGAATACACATCGTTCATGTGCAATTGATATTTAATATCAAATAAGCTTGCGCCAGATGTAGTATCGCTTAGCGGAAATACTTTAACTACGTTTGTGATTAATTCCGGTATTGTAATAAACCCATTCTCTATATCTCCTTTAGAAATACTTGAAACAGTTGCCGAAGCAGTAGAAGTTCCACCTGTAATAACTTCTGTTGCGAATACTACGTTAGAATCTCCTAAAGAATTATAAGCAATTTTATTTGCAGTAGCAGTGACTATCACTGCAGTTGCACCTGAAGTTCCACCGGTAATAGTTTCTCCGACAGTAAAATTACTTGCTACAGAAGCCGACAGTGTTAAAGTTGAACCGGTTACTTTATGTTTTAAAAATATTTTTTCTACAGCATCTGAATGATATTCATTATAGAATTGAAATGCTTCGTCTATTCTATCATCGACTTGATCGTCGTCGACATTAATTTCAATTACAGGATGTCCTAAAGCTCTTTTGCAATATTTTATTAGTGTCGCTTGTGAATTTGGTTTAGCCATTGTAATTATCCTTTATGCCTGTTAAACGTGCTATAATATCTATATAGTTCGACGTTTGTCTATAATCTGTTGCCCACTTTTCAGATTTAGCTTGAAATTCATCATCATTGGTTATATCATGAGGAGCTTCGTAGTTGTGCCAGGTTGCCGTAGTTTGATCATCTGATGGTATATCATATGTAAAACTTTCTTCCGCAACTACCGTATTATAGATGTATTCTTCTCTTGTACGATATAAAGTAGAGTCATTAAAATCTGTCTTTGTTTTATTTATAACACTTTTAATCTGAAAGTCAGCCCCATCGATTAATTTAATGTTAATAGCAATGGAAGTGACCTTTCCATCATCGTCACGGGTTTCTGTTACGTATTCTTTGAATATCCAATTTAAAATATTCATTATGGACATAGTCCTGACCAATTGTCATGGCCATAATTAGTGCCTGACATTTTACAGACAATCTGATCATCATGACCAGATTTTCTCAGAGTCGGTGTTATTACTTGAGTAGTTGTTAGACTATGACTTCGACATTCACCTCTATGCACAACGCTAAAAGTGTACCCGTAATGGATCGAACCGCCAACATTACCAGGAAAGCCAATATTTTGAAATGAATTGGCAGCAAAATAAAGTCCGCTTCCTGAACCTGTTTTATAATTTGGAGTCTGGCTAAGATATGATATTAAAGCTACTTGCCCAAACCCACCTCCAGCGGTAGAATGACTACTTACCATATTCAGTTGCAATCCACTAATTTGACTTGTGGTTATACCGTCTATGACGTTGAAGCCACTTGAAGCACCATTCAATGGTAAGGAAGAATTAGATCCACTGGCACTACTAATAACATTGTTATCATTACTAGTATCGCCTGAAAAGGAAAATGCAAGTGAATAAGAGCCAGAACTAGGTTGAAGTGTGCGAATCAGGACATGAACTTCAGTAATAGATAATGTTAAATTTTGTGTTTGGTTGCCGTTTTTTTCAACGGCATAAGCATTCCCTATTGAAGATGTATTTGTTTGAACAACGTCATTAGTTCCTTTAGAGTTTCTGCGAAAAGCATCAGACATAGACATGGTGCCAAGTGGCCCATTAAAATGACTATAATTATTAAATTCTAACATGCCAAATGGTGCACCGTCTGCAGGATCAGATCCTGCCGTTGCATTCCCTGATAATGTCACTAAGCTACCTGAATCTACGCTTGAAACTTCAGCATTAATCGCATTAAGTGATATTGGTTTTGTAATAGTAGCCATTAATTATCCTTGATGTGCTTCATTCCAAGTTTTCTTTGCTGCAACAACTGAAGCAGTCCAAACTGCTGTTGCGATTGCCTGTACTTCAGTGCTTTCACTTGATGTATCTGTATCTGTAT